ACGAATGAATGGGGACAGAAGTCTTTACCATTAGCTGAAGCTCAACAACAATACGGCGAACATATGATTAAACGTGCCTGGACATACAAGGCATTAAATAGATTGATACAAGGTTCTGCAGCTGATCAAACAAAAAAGGCAATGCTAGAGTTAGATAAAGAAGGCTACCTGGCGCACATACAAGTACATGATGAATTAGACTTTTCTGTTGCAAGCGATGCAGATAAGAATAAGATTAAAGACATTATGGAAAATTGTGTTGAACTCGCTGTACCAAGTAAAGTTGATGTAGAGTGCGGTAAAAACTGGGGTGATGCAGGTGATTAATGAAATCTTTATGCTTAACTTTGTTTTTATTTTGTCAAACGACATTTAATAATTTTGATTTTGAATATTCAAATAAAAAAGAATTTGTTCAAGGAATTACTGATTGTACTTTATTAGCTAATACTTTTATACCGCCAACAGAGCGTGTTATTATTTTAATTAGTGTAGGTCAGGCAGTTTTAGAATCTGATTGGGGACAATCTAGATTTGCTAAAGAAGGTAATAATTTTTATGGTCTTATTGAAACGGACCCAACGTCAAAACATTTAAAAGCATTAGGTAATCCTAGTATTATGATTCGTGTATATGATAAAAAATGTGAATCAGTTGCGGATTATATTAATGTATTAAATTCGCATCCAAATTTTAAAGAATACCAAGACCTGTTAGTAAAACAGTATATATCTGGAGAAATTGATCCTATAGCTGTGGTTAAAACTTTACATAAATACGCAATTGATCCTAATTACGTTGAAAAACTTATAAAAACTATGGGTACTTTATTAAATGAATATCCCATTATTTTTCATTTGACAATAAAAGCATAATCTTATATTATCCCATACTCACACTAAGAAGGAGAAAGTATGAAACTTAAAAAAGACTATGAGATGACATTCAAAGAGGGATTTCGTCTTGGGGTACGTTTGACACGTGCAAAAGCTTACATAGAAAATGCCCGTGATTCAAGAAGACTTGGTGATGACACGATGGCAAAACTTTTTATGGAGTTTGCGTTAGAGTGGAGTAACCTAGCTAATAATGCAGGGCGTAAGTTTACACCGTCCGTGGCTCACGAACCTGAACAATCTGCTTTTGATTTTGGTGACATTGAAATGCAGGAACATTTATCAAAGTTGCCACATAAATTAAAGGAGACAGGATGAACATCAAGAAATTTAAAAGTGTGGCAGTCGCCATTGATACTTATAAATTGTTGAAAAAGATAGCCGCCGCCGATGACAGATCGGCAGGTATGCAAATAACGTATTTAGTAAAAAAAGAAGCAAAGAAAAGAAAACTAGCGGCATGAGAACACAAACTATAATGCCAAAGTTTAAGTCATACCGAAAGTTTAAACCAGAATGGAAGTATGAAAAAAAGTGCTGCAATAGTTGTAGCCGTGAATACTTAACCGATAACATGATGGGCGCTGAAGAAGGTAAATTTATTTACGTTTGGTACTGTCTTAGATGTTATAATTTATTAAATAATGATGAATAGAAAGGAGGGTACATGTTTCACTTATGGCATTTTACCGCCATATTAGGCGTGTTTGTACTAGGATTTTTTGCAGGAAGATGGTCCATGCGATATTATCTTAGTGCAAAGGTAGAAGAACTAGAAAATAAAGTGGAAGCAGAAAAGCTAGCCAAAGAGAAAGAGAGTATGGAATGGGCAGCAAGAAGACATTAAAAGAGCGATTACTACGAGAGTATGCTCATGTTTCAAAGATCGCGGTGCGCGAACCAAAGACTTGGAAAGAGGTTGCTTCCCGTGTAAGATGGGAAAGAATCAGAAAAATATTATGGAGGCGATATGATTATATGTCATCATTGTAAAGGTAATGGGTATCATAGATTATCATTTGAAGCAGAGACATCAATTGAACAGTGTAAGGTTTGTGACTCACAAGGGCACCTCGATGAAAGTAAGCACTACCACCAAGCGTGGAGTGGTGGGGTTTCGGATAAACTCGACAACTTCTATTGGGGACCGCCCTTGGACCCCGAATCGTTCAATAACTACAAAATTTATCCAAAGTAAACCAATTGTAGACGTTAAAAAGGGTGATGAACCACCCTTTTAGTTGCATACCAGCATCTTTTCCATTATAGTTTGGGACAGAAAATTCACGTTTTCAACTCCCGAAGCCCCTGCACAGGTATCGCCTGGTGGGGGCTAAAATGAAAGGTGTTTAATGAGCGACCAGGAGATACTAAAGCAAAGAGACTTATTGGACGCGATCCTCGCATCACGGACCACGAGTCAATACGATAGATTAGAAAACATGAGAGTCATGGATTCAATATACTTCAAAGAAAATTTACCCGAGAATGTGGTTTTATTTCCGTTACAAAGGATAAAAAGGTATGTACACACAGCTACCAGAAAGCCCAGTAAGAAAAGTTTATAAGTGCCGCCATTGTGGTGATGTCAACGTAAAATTTTACAATCCAAAACACGATAGAGCATATACTGCAGAAGAATGGGAAATCATTATGACTGATGGACGCGAAGCTTTAGAAAAAGCATTAAGAGTTGTTAGTCAAGATCCAAAGATGTTTGCATAAACGTCGTTCTCTATAGATGTTTCTACCATTTTATTTTTTAAATTATTTTTTTAGTAAAGTACAAGTTACAAGGTAACAAGGTTACAAGTAGCAGAATACTTACCTTTTTTTGTAACTTCTTGTAACTTACAATTATTTACAAGTTACAAAGTATCTATATTTTACGAAAAAAACTCGCATTTTAAGGAATTATTTAGTAATATAAAATTAATTTGAAGAAAACATCTATTAAAAAGGTGCATTATGGAAGAAAACAATGAAGTATTTATACCACAACCTTTGTCAGAAGCGTTGTATCACCCTAAAATAACACAAAAACAAAGAAAGTTTATTCTTTTATTAGTTCATTCAGAGGGTTTGAAATCTGCATCGCAGTGTGCAGCTGAGGCTGGTTATAGTAAAAAGAGTGCTACGGAGCTGGCATCCCGTCTTCAGAACCCTGAGTTATATCCTATGGTTGCAAAAGCTATTGATTCAGAGGTTAGAGCAAATGTCGAAAGGTATCGTTGTACTCAGGAAAGATCGTTGTCTACATTGGCTAGAATTAGAGATCAAGCGTCTGCTTCAGGAAACTGGAACGCTGCCGTAGCTGCGGAGACCAGGCGTGGACAGATTGCTGGGTTGTATGTTGATAAGAAAGAAATACTCACAGGCACTATCGACTCGATGTCAAGAGATGAGGTAGAGAAGAAGCTACAGGATTTGAAGGAACAGTACAGTATTGAAACTACTTTTGAAGAAGTAAAAGAATTAGAAAATAAGTCTTGACTATAAGATTAGATGGGACTATATAGGTTTTAGAGCATCTAAACACTGGCGACTGTGGATATACTGGGTCGCACTTGTTAGTCTTGTATATTCATTTGCTCTAATGGTTAGACGGCAACATCAGGCGTAAAGCATGGATATACTTGCCACCATGTGAGCCGTCTAGAAAAGGAGAAAGTATGTTAGTAATAATTAGACCAGATTTGTATGAGTATCATTCATTGCCTATGACAGACGAATTATTCTGGCGTAGGATAGAAAACTTGAGGCGTGCAGCTCTGACTGCTGAGGACTTTGAGTTTAGGCTGTTGTATTATAATCAAATGATGGAACTGATGAAGAGGTGTCCATGAGAACTAATAGAGATTTTGATAGTGAGGTTATTGTTGATTGTTATGCTCAACACCCAGAAAAATATAGTCGTACTTTTTGGATAGGTTTTCTTATGCTTGGTGGCTACAAGATAATAATTCTTTTAATTTTATTACTTGGTTGGTTGATATTTTGGTAAAGCCTGAATCAAAGTTATGGCACTCCATTAAAAAGAATTTACCAGATATTTTTTGGACTCGCATAGAGAGTTGGGCACTACCTGGTGTTCCAGACTGCTATGGTTGTAAAGATGGTGTAATGTTCTGGTTGGAACTTAAAACGTCAACAAAAGTCAACAAAGCAAAGTTAAGCCCCTTTCAAAAATCGTGGCATTTTAGCCATGCAAGACAAGGTGGGAGAAGTTTTATTATGCATCAGATCCTCGAACAGAGGCTGATGTGTCTTTTTCCTTCTTCCATTGCCATCTCCATTGACGCATTGTCCCCCGACCATGCTAGTCATACATGGACCACGCCAGCGTCCCCTGCTTCCTGGAACCAGGTGCAACGGGAACTTCTCCATTCTCCATTACCCACGTTTTCCGCCAGTTCTAAGTCATTATAGTCCGTGGCTCCCCTGCAGCCAGGAAGCTGAGATGGTAAGTAGCTATCTCCATTACCGCAGAAACCCTAGCCTTTCTCTACCATCTGAGTTCCTGAAGCTGCGGCTCCCCAGGCGTGGCAGGAGCTACTGCATCTCCATTCCATTGCCGAAGCCCAGTCGCCCGTGGTATTATAGTAGTAGTTTCCCGAAGCGTCACCTGCGTGGCACGGAAGTTCCTATGATAAATAAAATGTAATTAGGTCTTGACTATCTAATAAGATGGGACTATATAAGTACCTGAAGTTCATCATGACTTGAAGCGCTACGATGTCTTCATATATGTCTCATGCTTTGAAGGCGTTCGTATAAATGAGGCATTAACAGGGGTGAGTGATTCGCGGAAACTTAACGAGCCGCAACCCCATTACATTAGAAAGGAACAACATGCACATTGCATCAGAAAGAAGTACCAACCCGCGTTGCGTAGACTTAGTACAAGAACAGTGGAAGCAGAGGCAGGAAGACCTGAAGAACCCTGAGTTTCAAGGACTCTCCTTTGATTACGTAGAACCACATACATTCGAATACCAAATAGAAGGGCACTGGCGCTGGCAGTTATCCTGGGGCGGGCCCAGCGATGAGCTCCGCGCATACGTTAACGAGCATAAAGAAATCCATCGGTTGGAATACTGGTACATGGACTGGTACGATGGCGCGCATCTGCTGGTGAACCAGGACGCTGAGGCCTGGACTCAGATGCAGGAGATGATTGGCTGATGCATTACGTCTGGATCTTTTTGATTGTTTATATTGTTGCATTGCTCATTGCTCCGCACCAGGTGCTGACTACTACTGTCATAGCTGCAACGGCAGC